CGGTTCCCTTGCCACCCAGAACGGCACCTATTCCGGCACCCACAGCGGCACCAGCTCGGGCACGAACACCGGCGATCAGACGATCACCCTGACCGGTGATGTGACGGGCTTCGGCACCGGATCGTTCGCAACCACGATCGCGGCCGGTGCGATCAACGAGCTCAAGCTGGCCAGCAATGCGGTGACCACCGCGAAGATTTTTGAAGCCAGCGTGACCGGCGTCAAGCTGGCGAACAACTCGGCCGCTGTTGTGGCATCTGCCGCCCCTTCTGGCGCCGGCGCCTTCATCGGTCAGCAGTGGATTAACACCAACACCGCGATCGAATACACCTGGGACGGCAGCAGCTGGGTGCGGCAGGCATCGCTCGGCGCCGTGCTGCTGTTCTCCGAGACGACACCGCTCACGTTTGCGGTCACCTATCCCGACCCCTACACCGCCAGCGTTGCGGTGGCGCTTGACGTGCAGGCCGCTGCTCGCGTGTGGGCCGGCCCGACCAGCGGCGTGGACGCTACCCCCACCTTCCGCGCGCTGGTGCCTGGCGATCTTCCAGATGCCACCGCCAGCACCAAGGGCATCATCCAGCCCGGCACCGGCCTAGCGATCACCAGCGGCACCCTCAACCACAGCAACAGCGCTACAGCCGGCACCTACACCAAGCTGACGATCGACGCGCAGGGGCATGTCACCACCGGCGCGCTGCTGTCGGCCTCGGATGTCCCCGCGCTTGACGCCAGCAAGGTCACCAGCGGCACTTTCGGCACGGCTTACATCGCCGACGACGCGATCACGGGCCTGAAGCTGGCAAACTACTCCACTGCCAAGGTTGGCGAAACGCTGCCAACCGCGGACTACATCGGGCAGATCTTCCTGAATCCGCTCGATAAAGCCTTCTTCATGTGGGACGGCAACGTCTGGCAGCCGATCGGCATCTCAGCCGGTTCGGTCATTTTCGCCGGCACCTACAACGCCACCACAAACCAGATCGCCACGGTGACCACCGAGGGCACAGCGATCGGGCTCAGTGTGGGCAATGCGCTCCCTGCTGCATCGCAGATCAATGAGTCCTACTACGTGGTGGTCTCGACCGGCGGCACCGGCGTCAGCCCGGCGCCTGCTGTCGCGCTTGCACCGCCTGACCTGATCCTGTCCAACGGCAGCGCTTGGGTTGAGATCGATGTCAGCTCCACCTATGTGGCGCAGACGGCATCGAACGTCGGCTTCACCCCCGGCGCCAACCTTGGCAGCACGAACGTTCAGGCTGCGCTCGAGGAAGTCTCAAACGAGTGCCGCAACGCCAGCAACATCACCAGCGGCACGCTGGCCGCCACCCGCGGCGGCACCGGCACCGGCAGCTACACGAAAGGCGACCTGCTGGCGGCCTCCAGCGGCACGGCACTGAGCCAGCTGGCGGTTGGCACCAACGGCCAAGTGCTCCGCGCCAATAGCGCCACGGCGACCGGCCTCGAGTGGGGCGCCGACTTCGTGGGCACGGTCACCACTGTCAGCAGCTCCACGGCAGCGCTCACCGTTGCAACCGCGACCACCACACCAGCCCTGACGATCCGATCCGCCACCACCTCGGTGAACGGCATCGTCCAGCTGAGCGACTCGACCAGCACCAGCAGCTCAGTGTTGGCGGCAACATCCACTGCGGTGAAGTCGGCCTACGACCTCGCGAACGCGGCGCTGCCCAAGGCTGGCGGCACCATGACCGGGCCGCTCGAGCTCGGCGCTGGCGTCTCGATCGTGTTTGAGGGCGCCACCGCTGACGCGTTTGAGACGGTGCTCACCTGCGCTGACCCGACTGCCGATCGCACGATCACGCTGCCGAACCTGACCGGCACTGTTGCGCTCACCAGCGATCTCGATGACGGAACCTACTGATCGGTGCCGTTAGCCTGAGGCGATAACTTCCGGCCCCAAAGGAGGGCGTTAAGGAATGTCTCTGCAGCATCTCCGTAGCAGCACGGCAAACAAGCGCCCGGTGCCCGGCAACATGTCCGAGGGCCAGCTGGCGCTGAACAGCAATAACGGCAGCCCCGGCCTGTTCTTCAGGGATAGCAACAGCAACCTAGTGAAAGTCGGCCCGGTGCATGTTGGCACCACAGCGCCCAACGCCAGCCCCGCTGTGGGTGGCACCGCAGGTAACAGCGTGGGTGAGCAGTGGCTGGATACCACCGGCGGCACCTATGTCTTCAAGGTGTGGGATGGCACGGCTTGGCGCAGCGAGAGCGGCACGTTCGTGGACGTGAACGGCGATGTAATGACCGGCGCGCTCGGCATCATCGCCGGTACCGCAGCAGCGCCGGGTCTGTATGTCAGCGGCGACACCAACACCGGCATCTACAGCCCCGGCGCAGACCAGCTGGCGATCAGCACGGGTGGGACGGGCAGGTTGTTTGTTGATGCGAGTGGGAATGTTGGTGTTGGGATTACTGGTGGTACGCTGGCTGGCGGAACAGCTTTTCAAGTTAAATCTGGAATCAATGCCGCCCATGTAACCGCTCAAGGATCGGATGCGTCTTCTTGGTTGCAACTTTATAGCGGAACAAACGCAGCAGATAATACCGCTTTAATTTGGAATAGTACATCTGCGTTGCGCTTTGCTACAACAACTGCGTTAGGTACAATCGGATTTACTGAACGTGCCCGCATCGACTCCAGCGGCAGGCTGCTGGTGGGGACGTCTACTAGCATTCAAACTCCACTAAGTTCCTCAACTCTTGGAACACCTCGTTATCAACAAGCAGATGCGTTTCAAGCAGAAGCAAGTGCTTTTTGGAGTACTTATAGCACAACCTCGACCGTTGCTCCTAATTTACTTTTAGGTAAAAGCCGTGGAGCGCTTAGTGCACAGGGCTTGGTCAGCAATGACGACTCACTGGGGCGTGTTGTTTTTCTTGGCTCTGACGGTCAAGCCGTTGGTACCAATGCAGGCTTCATTAGAGCTGCTGTAATTGAAGCTCAGGTTGATGGCGTTGCGGCGGCAGGTGATATGCCAGGCCGTCTGGTCTTCAGCACTACCGCAGATGGTGCAGCAAGTCCTACGGAGCGGATGCGGATCACCAGCGACGGCTACGTGCGCCTCTCGGCCAGCTCGCCCGGCATCCAGTTCAACGGCGACACCGCGGCTGCCAATGCGCTCGATGACTACGAAGAGGGCACCTTCACGCCGACGATTGTGGGCACGACGACCGCGGGCACCGCGACCTACGGCGGCAGCGGGCAGCAGGGTCGCTACACCAAGATCGGCAACCGCGTTTTCTTCGATCTCTACCTCGCATGGTCGGCACACACCGGCACAGGCGATCTGCAGATCAACGGTCTGCCCTTCACAGTGCAGAACACCACCAACCTCAACCGCACCTACAGCGTCATCCTCAGCAGCCTCGCCTTGACGGCCGGCAGTATTGGCGCCGCGTTCTCTTCGCCGAATACCACCACCATCGCGCTGCGGCAGCTGCCGACCGGTGGCGGTGCTGTGGCCACGATCCCGATGGACACCAGCGCCCAGATCTCCATCTCGGGCTCCTTCGATGTCTAACCTGATCTCACACCTAATCAGACCGGAGGCCTGATCGGATGACACTTGCCAAGCAGTCGATCGTTGACAAGATCGAGGTGGTCGGACCCTACAGCCACCTTCAGGTGCGCGTCTGTGAGCGCGTGCTCGAGGACGGCGCCGTCATCGCCGAGAAGTTCCACCGCCACGTGATCACGCCTGGCGCCGACACCTCAGCCGAGGATGAGCGCGTGCAGGCCATCGCGGGCGCCATCCACACGCCTGAGCTAATCTCCGCCTACCAGGCCTCCCTCACCACAACCGAAGGCTCTGCCGAATGACCACCACCTTCACCTGGGGCATCGCCAATCTTGACCGCAAGCTCGCGGACGGCGCGGTGACCACCGTCCACTGGACTCTCCAGGCGCACGACGGCACCTACTCCACCGGCGCCTATGGATCGATCGGGCTGCCCGAGCCTGAACCCGAGGCCATGGTCCCCTTCGCCGATCTCACCGAGCCCACCATCGTGAGCTGGGTGCAGGATCAGTTCGGTGCCGAGAAGGTCACTGAGATCGAGGCGGCACTCCAGCAGCAGCTGGATCAGCAGCGCCAGCCCGTCACCGGCCAAGGTCTCCCCTGGGCTAGCTGATGGCCGTCAAGTCCAAGACCGGCACCGCGCGCCTCGATCACCAACCGGGGCCGCCCAAGACCACACGCCAGGGGTTCGGCCAACGCAGCCGCCCCCGGCGCCGTGGCAAGAAGCCCCTCCGCGGGCAGGGCAGGTAATGGACCGGGACACGCTCGAAAACTGGCGCAAGATCCGCGACCACATGGAGCGTGTGGGACAAACTGACAACCACTACTACAAGCGTGCCCTTGCTATCCTCGCCGGCGGGCGCGATCCTTTCGACGATGACCCCATAGCTAGCATCACTCGGACGACGTGAGGCCCGATGGAGAGAGAGGTGTCTCACAACGACATCTACCGGGAGCTCGGCGAGCTCAAAGGCTTGATGTCCTCGATTGTCTTGCGCGGCCAGAAGGACGACGAAGAGAAAAAGGATATTTTCGGCCGCCTCAACAAGCTTGAAACCCGCATGGCGCAGGTGCTGCTTGTCGCTGTGCTCGCTGGTGTGCTGCTGCCACCCGTGACCTCCTTTCTAGGCCAGCACTTGCACCTCACCCTGCGTACCCCAGCAGCAACTCTCAAGTAGCCTGAGGAGAGCTATATGACCCCCGAAATGGACCCCGCTACCGTTGCCGCCGTTGCCATCATCGTTGCCGCAGGCTCCGAGCTCATCGCGCTGAGCCCGCTCAAGTCCAACAGCTGGCTGCAGCTCATCATGCAGATGCTGCGCCTCGCCTTCCCTAAGCGTCGCGCCTGAAAGGATGGCCAGGCTGACCGACCACGTCAAGCACAGCGATCTGACGTTGTCGCATCACATCGCGTTCTGGAACGCGGTCGAAGGAAAGCTGCCGCCCGGTTCCCTCGAACCCGCCGGTGAACTCGGCAGCATCTGGTCGGCAGCGGTGGCACCCAAACCGCCGTTGCCGACCAACCCCATCAAGGTGCCCTACTACAGCCAGCGCGACTCCGGCACGGCGCATGCCCACCGGATGTGCTTCTCGAGCAGCTGCGCCATGCTCCTCGAGGCGCTGAAGCCCGGCACGCTGATCGGCTCCAACGGCGACGACACCTACCTCGGCCGGGTGTTTCGCTACGGCGACACCACTGACAGCCAGGCGCAGATCAAGGCGCTCGCCAGCTTCGGCATCACGGCTCGCTTTGTGACCAACGGCAACTTCAGCACGATCGAGAAGCAAATCAAGGCCGGCATTCCCGTGCCCTGTGGTTTCCTCCACAAAGGCCCTGCCAGTCATCCCGTGGGTGGTGGCCACTGGCTCACCGTGATCGGCTTCAACCGCGATGCCCTGGTGGTCAACGATCCCTACGGTGATCTGGATCTCGTCAACGGCACCTACCTGAACAACAAAGGTGCCGGCCTGAGCTACAGCCGCAAGAATTTCGGCCCACGCTGGATGCCGGATGGCACAGGCACTGGTTGGTGCATCATCGCTGAACGGCCATGAACCGCGCAGTGCAGCAGGCGATCGTCACAGGCATCGGCGTGGGCTTCGCCTACCAGCTGGGCCTCGCCGGCGCTCAGATCGCCGTCTGCGAGCGCATGCGCTCCGGTCAGTGCTCCGCTGAATGGGACAAGGGCTTCACCGTCAGCTCCGGCCTGCTCAGCACCCTGCTCGCCTACTTCATCGACTCCCCCAGCGCACCAGCCATCCCACCGCGGAGATCACGGCATGTTCGATCGTCAGAAACTGATCCAACAACTCCGTCGTCATGAAGGCGAACGGCTGAAGCCTTACCGCTGCACCGCCGGCAAGCTGACCATCGGCGTCGGTCGCAACCTGGATGATCGCGGCATCACCGCCGCAGAGTCGGCCTATCTGCTCAGCAACGACATCGACCGGGTATGGACCGAACTGCAAGCGAGACTTCCGTGGGTGACTGGGCTGAACGATGTGCGGCAGCGTGTCTTGCTCGACATGGCCTTCAATCTCGGAATCGATGGCCTGCTGAAGTTCCGCAACACCCTGGCCACCATCCAGGCCGGCAGCTACCAGAAGGGCGGGGAGATGATGCTGGACAGCCTCTGGGCGAAGCAGGTGGGGATGAGAGCGCAGCGACTCTCGAGGATGATGCAGACGGGCACCGATGGATAGACCCGGTCAACCGGAAGGTGGCACCAGGGCTGTGGAAGCTGTTCGTGCCAGGCCGCGGCACCGTCTGGATGGCGGCCTGGGCTGGTGAGACGCGGCGAACGTTTCACGAGCAGTTTGCGCGGCTGTGGCTGGAGCAGCGGCAGTCGCAAAACGTAATTGGACCCGACGCTAATGACGGGTAACCTGAGGCCGACACCATAGAACTGCTGTGATCCTTCACGATCGAGAGGTCCGCCGCCTTTGCGAAGAGGAGCGGATGATTGTGCCGTTTGATGTTGAGCAGCTGAACCCGGCTAGCTATGACCTGCTGCTGGGCAATCACCTGATGGTCGAATCCGTTGCATCGCCTGAACTGGTGCGGGTCGACATCAGCGACTGCACCAAGGACAGTCCTTACATGCTGCCTCCTGGCGCCTGGGTGCTGGCAGAAACCTGGGAGACATTCAACATGCCCGACGACATCGCCGGACTGTTCTTCCTGAAGTCCAGCCGGGCACGCGAAGGTTTCGAGCACAGCCATGCCGGTTTCGCCGATCCGCAATGGACGGGATCCAAGCTCACGCTCGAGATTTCCAACGCCCGTCAACTGCACCCGCTGCCGCTGTATCCAGGCATGAAGATCGGCCAGATGGTCTTTCATCTGCTGGCTGGCATCCCAGACATCTCCTACGCAGCCGTGGGACATTACAACAACCACTCGCAGGTGATGCCTTCATGGGAGTCGAACTGATCCACTGCACGCCCGACGCCGAGCGCTTGATCGTCAAGATGGCACGGGTGTCGGCACCGGAAAATGCCGACAACATGGAGACCGGCCCACGGCTGCTGCGCTACCTGATCAAGCACCGGCATTGGAGTCCATTTGAGATGGCATCGATGTGCGTCCAGATCGAAACTGAGCGCGACATTGCCGCTCAGATCCTGCGCCACCGGAGCTTCAGCTTTCAGGAGTACAGCACCCGCTATGCCAAGACCGTACCGGCCGAGATCCCTGCGCTCAGGCGCCAGGACACCAAGAACCGGCAGAACAGCTTCGACGATCTTGAGCTCGAGCTAGCCGACCAGCTGATGACGAAGGCCGGCGGAGCGATCGTTGCCGCCTACCGGGCCTACGACGACATGCTTGAGGCCGGCGTTGCCAAGGAATGCGCCCGGCGCATTCTGCCGCTCTGCACGCCCACGACGCTGTTCATGCACGGCACCTTGCGATCGTGGCTGCACTACATCGACGTGCGCACCGACCCCGGCACCCAGCTCGAGCACCGGCAAATTGCCGAAGCTAGCCGCGAGATCTTTCGGCAGCAGTTCCCGATCATCGCGGAGGCGGCATGGGCATGAGATTCGCATCCCGCACTGGTGAGTTCAGTCCCCGCGAAGGCCTCGAGATGGCCTATGAGCTGTTTGCCGATGGTCGCCCCCGAGAGGCGGCCATGATGTTCCTCGCCTACGCCGATCAGGACAACGACCTCGGCATGGTCAGCCAGAGCGAGTACGAGGCGCTCGCCGATCACTTGAAAGAGATGATGGCTATCGTCGCGGTCTACAACCTGATCATCGACCGTCAGCTGCAGCCGGTGCTCACCGACGAAATGGAGCCCGCCTATCAGCAGTCGCCCTGGTACGACGAGAACTACAGGCCGAGCTGATCGGCGACGCTTCGCGCCATGTCCTTGGCGCCATCCTCAATCAGGTGGGCATAGCGACTGGTGGTGAGCGGGCTGGCGTGGCCAAGCAGGCCGCCGACTTGTGGCAGGGTCAGGCCGGCCCTAGTGAGCGCGACTGAAGCAAAATGGTGTCGCAGATCGTGTACCAGCAGGCCGTCAATCTGCGCCATGCGCATCAGCTCTTCCCATAGCTTCTGGTAGCCCACCAAGTGGCTACTACGATCGCCTGCGATAATCCATTCAGTGTTTGACCTGAGTCTCAGTTCTCTCAAGATGCGAACTGCTGCAGGAGGAAGATGTACTACACGCTTTTTTCCGGTCTGGCCGCCGGTCTTGTGACCCTCAGCGGGAATCACCATCACAGCTGCCTGCTCGTCGACCCACTCCCACCGTCCGCGGCATATTTCACCAACTCGACAGCCAGTCAGCATCAGCAGCCGTACCAGTTGAGCGAAGCGCCAGCGCAGTGGCGTGGTGGCTATCGCGTCCAGTGCGGCAACCAGCCGATCCCGCTCTTCGTTTGACAGGTAGCGCTGCCGCTTGCGCTCGCCGTTGCTCGGGATCTTGGCACAGGGGTTTGCATCGCACAGGCCCCACAGCATGGCGAGGTTGAATGCCTTGCGCAGGACCGCCAGCGTTCGGTTGGCCTGAGTGTGGCTGATGTTTCGCAGCAGCTGCATGACCTGCGCCGTCGTGATCGACCGCACCTTGGCGGCGCCCCAGGCTGGGATGATGTGAACATCCCAGATGCTTCGGTAGCCGGCGCGGGTGCTCGCTCGCAGCTTTGGGTAGTGCTCGGCCTGCAGGCGCTGGCACAGATCGGCCATGCTTGGGCCGCGGCGGAGCTCCTGGCGGGCACTGGTGGGCGCTTGACCGCGAGCAACGGCTGCGAGCAGCTTGTAGGCCTCCTCGCGGGCCAGCGTGCGACCGATCACGCCAACCCGGCCGATCCTGTGGTGCTGCTGCTTGCCGGTGGGCTCCCGGTAGCGCAGATACCAGGTCTCGACGCCGCTCGGGAGCCTCAGGATGCCGAGGCCGGTGACTTTCGAATCTGCAATCCATTCGCGCACCATTCGCGCAGATCTCCGTGATTTTGGGTGAATCTGCGCGAACGAGCGGTAAAAAGCAATAGCGAATATGCGTGATGATTCATGGGTTTAATGAAAAGCCGGTAAGTTCCGTGAGGACTTTTCAAGCGACTTTTAATCAGTAGGTCGTGGGTTCGACCCCCACAGCGCTCACCATAAATAGCAGACAAAACAGTAACTTAATAGAAATTAAGTTAAGTCGCGAGCCCTGTGCTTGCAACCGTTCGCGCACTATTCGCGCACTTCCCAATCCCGCAGTGATCCCAAAGAAATCCTTGGCCACCAGTGCGTTTGGCTACCGTCTCTGAAGGCCTTGCCGGGGCGCTTCATGGCGACCTACCTCCTCGAAGTGACGGCCAAGGTCGTGGTGCATAGCGACGAGGACTCGATTGAGGACTTCCTCGCCAACACTTACTCGCGCATCGCCGAGTTCGTCCCAGACGACGAGCACATCGTCGACCTAGAGCTGGATGCCTTTCCCCTACCCCAGGAAACAGGTGGATCACCAGATTTCGGAGACGGAGCTGATCCCCAGGAAGGAGGCAAAGCTCCGGTTCCGTGACCAGATCCTCTTGGCATGGGACCACCGCTGCGCCTACTGCAGGGAGCAACTTGGGAAGTCGGCAACCCTTGACCACGTTGTGCCAAAGGTAAAGGGAGGAGCCACTGAGCGCCGAAACCTTGTTGCCTGTTGCCTTTTTTGTAATTCGCTTAAGTCAGGAAGAGACTGGCTGGAGTTCTATCGGTCTCAACCGTTCCATAGCGAGCTGCAAGAACAGGCGATCCTTGACTGGCTTTCTCGAGATATTGGATAGCTCGCTCACTGTACCGACTGGTGCGGACGGTCGCACCCGAGCACTCCAGCCCCTAAGCTGAGTGTCCTCTGAATCGGCAGAGGGCGTTCCGCTGCAGGCCGGCAGCGGTGAGGCGTGCGGGCGCGTGAGCCGGCGCCACCGGCCAACTATTCAGCGTGCCAGCAGGTGGTCGAGGTACAGCTCTGCCTGCCATAGGTCGCTCGAGTACCGGCAGTAGCCATTGGCGCAGCTGCGGTAGTACAGCTCGCCACCACCGGCGGGTTCCAGCGTTTCGATGGAGCCACCGTCCCGCTCGTGTCGACTGATCACTTCCGGGTTGGACATGCCTTGAAGACCGAGCACTGGGCCGCAAATCTTCCACCAGTCTGACTTGCCTCTGGCCAGCCGAAGCCGCACTGTGCGCTCATCGCTTCCCAGTGAATGCACTGCCAGCAGAGCGGCTTGTTGTCAGCCTTGCGGTTCAGCTGACGTTTCATGTCGGTGTAGATCCGCTCAGCCTTGAAGATCGCCTCTTCGGCGCTCGCTGTCTCCAGGCTGGCTTTGAGCTGTTTGTCTGGTGTTGATCCAAGCCTGATGCGGAGATGCCAGACGTGATCCTGCAGGTTGAGGATCATGCGCCCGGCATGAAACCGCATCATGGCCATAGTGCTGCGTCGATCTTGCGACGGAATTCTTCAATGCTGCTGTCATTATCAATGACAACGTCGAATTCGTCCCAGTCGTCCAGAGCACCTTCAGAAACGTGCTCACCGTTGTGCTCAGCGGTTGGCCGCCGGATCATCCACACCTGACCGCCGGCAGCCTTGACCGCCTGGGCTTCGTTCAGGAACCGCACGTCGTCGGTGACCACGCGATCGTGCCCCTTGATCCGCGCTTCCCAGCAGCGGATCCACACGTCATCAGCCACCTGCTGGCGGCCCCATTCGGTGCCGAGGCGCTGCAGCAGCTGGCGCACCGTGATGCCGACATCAGGGATCACCTTGTGCTTGTCGACCCAGACCAGCCTGAGAGCTTCGTCCTGGCGGTAACCCAGAGATGTCAGAAACTCGCACGCCATCCGCTTGAGCGGCTCGGCAAACGACACTGGCTGAAAGCCCTGATGGGCCAGTACGGTGGCAGCAAACGTCTTGCCCGATTGCGGCGCAGGACTGTAGAGGCCGATGATCCGGCGCGAGTCCTCACGGTCGTAATCGTTGTTCATCGCGTCGCACACCAAAGATCACGGGCCTGCTCAGCGTTGTCACGCATGAACTCCTGCCACAGACCGGTGTAGGTCCCGCGCAGTGGGTGGCCCTTCGGCAGCTCGTCGCGACCAGACTTCTGATACAGGTGCTCGAGGAAGTCGACCTTCTTCTGTTCCTGGGCGGGGTGGCAGTTAAACATCGTGTCCAGCAAGAATGCGAGCATGAACCTGAGCTTCCGAGTGCGTCTCGAAGCTCGGGCCCCAGGTGACGGTGGTGCCGTCAAAGCACCACGGTTGGAACGCTAGCCCCAGTCCGCGGTCGACGGGATGAACGCCGTAGCAGGGGTGGTTCTGGCCCCTGTAGACGCCCTCTTCGGAGTGAATCACCAATCACCCTCCAAGCCAAGCACTGCAACCTGGCAGTCAGGATGGAGCTCGGCCGCCATCCAGTGGGTATTGGTAGCAGTCACGGCCCAGGCCAGCCAAAGCCAGTTGGTGCCATCGGGGCGTGTCAGTCGAATGCGGTAAAAGCCGGGGCTCATGGCAGGATCTTTTTGCAGAGGCAGATCAGCACGGCGCAGATCAGCCAGTACAGGCAGGCTAGGCATAGGGCTTCAGGAAGGGTCACTGCCCTCCAGCTCGGCAGCGATGGCACGAAGCGCATCCGAGGCTTTAGCGCTGGTCAGTTGAGATGCAGCAGCCCGCAGGGCGGCGGCAGCAATCCAGCGTGACTCACTTAGGCAGTCATCTGGACCGTAGGAGCTGCGACCGTTGGCGGCATCCAGCACCGCCTGCGCGGCGGGGGAGAGGTCAGTCATTGGGCGTCGGGGATAGGTTGATACTGCGGAAGCCATTGACCCTGCATGTCGGTGAAGCCAGCCTCATGCAGAAACTGCTTAGCGGCAACGGCATCGCCTTTCATGGCGCGTTCCAGTAGGGTTGGAGCCTCTAGCGCGTCGGCCAGGTCCTCAAGGGTGCGGGTTGGAATGGCGTAAAACGATTCCATGTCGCCGTATTGAGCATCGGTGTCCGCGATATGCCGAAGCACACCGGCAATACCGTGGCGGATGTTATACTTCCCGCCCTCCCAGTCGGTGGCAGCTTCTTCAAACTCGTCGACGAGGCGCTGGGCGCGGGTGGGGCTAATCATTGGGCAGGGCCTCCAGTGCGCGGCGGATTGTGTTGGAGCGTTGTTGCCATTCAGATTTATTTAGCCCTTGATCTGCTTCGCTCAAAGCAGTCAGCGCCTGCTCCTTCAAGCTCGGCGGCTTGGGGCGGCGGGCGGCGCGGAGTTCATCGACATCCTCAGGCTCCCATTGGGCACAGCGCACCAAATATTCACAGCACGCCTCCAACTCTTGGTCGGCGCCTGCTTGGTAGGCCAGCGCAATCGCGTCTAAGTTTCCAAGATCTTGAAGCCATTCCACCAGCTTTGGCGGTGGGGTGATGGTGTGTTGGTCAGTCATCGATAGTCTCCAGTGCTTTACGAATAAACTCAAGTTCACGCATTTGGTCCGAGAAAAACTCACCGCTCTTCTCAAATCGTTTTACACTTTCCAAGGCCAGTTCCTTCAAACTCAGTGGCCTCGGGCGGCGATAGTTATAGAACTCGGTCACATCCTCTTCTTCCCATGCAGCGCACTGTTTGAGGTAGTTGCCACAAGCCAAAAGCTCCTGGTCGGCGCCCCATTGAGCGGCTTCGGTAGCTACATAGTCGAAGTAAGTCTTTGGATCGTCTTGATACTGGTCGGCTTGCTCCCACCACTGCTGCACCAGCTCCGGCGGTGGGGTGATCGGGTGATTGTTAGTTGTCATGAGTTAAAAAAACAAACGAGAGTAACCCTGCTCAGTCCATTGATCAGGTTGTTTCTTCTCCTTGGAATACGGCTTTTCCAATGATGGGGAATTGTTCACAGAAGATTTGTTTGATTGCTTCTGCAATTTCTCTGTGTTCTCGTTGGGTTCCGTTGTCACAGCGAAGCAATAAATAATGGATCCATGATCGCAAAGTTCCTTGCATATAAAGTCTAGTAGGCGTCGACAACGGCAGGATATTTCTGGCACATTCTTTAGCTATGCCTGTGCTTACCATCTCACGATAAAGATGTTCTGCATCTTCAAACAATTGACTGATGCGCCGGTAATAACCACTGATCTGTTCAGAGTCCAGATCATCAATAGAGTTCTGTCTGTTCTTGGTATCTTGCCGACGCAGATGTGGCATAACACAAGAACCTAATTCAGATACATCGGCATACCGTGTACTGAACTCCTGGAAACTAAATGAACGATGGCGTAATATCTGTGCAGATATAGAACGTGTCGTGTTGATTTCAACACACATGTTTGCCATTTCGTATGGACTCCAATGCTGATGCGTAATTAAATAACGCAACAGCTTAGGAGCAGTTTGCATGTTGTCCTGGTTCTTTGGTGCAGATACCCTTGCCATATATGTGACAAGTTTTTCAGCACCTGGAGTAGCCCAAATTAATTTAACGTTCATTGCTCATTAGCTTTTAAAATTGATTGACAACCAGCTTGGTAGCCACGGTTGTATGCAGCATCAATCAAGAAACGTACAACGTCTTCTTGTTTAGTTTTTCGATAACGTTTAGCTGCAGCAATGATTTCATTGAAAGTGTTGGTGTCCATAAGTTGAGTGTTCATTCCCCTGGCACAATAACATTGTTTGTGAGTGTAGCAAGCTGGTCAATGGGACATATGCGGTGTCTCGCATGAGTCATTGGAGACTTGAGATGATCCCATTGAATAATTAAAAACTTGGTGCGTGATCCACGTTTGTTTACCTGCGTGGTGTAACCCACGACGGTACCATAACGTTGACTGCGATTGCGTTTGGCAATCTCTAATGCACCATCACGTACTGCAAACAACCCATGAGACTTGGGTCGTTCAGCAACACGGTCACCAATGTTGAAATGATACTGTCGTTTGTCAGGCATTAAATGTGAGACCAAGCTTTGCGGTTGACAATGCGTGATGTGTAAGAAGTACTGATGCCGTACTTACTTGCAATAAATTTAAGTGTTTTTCCTTGGGTGTAAAGTAAACGCATCATGTGTATATCAGTATCTTTAAATACTGATGAACCATGAGCTGAACCACGTGCGATGTTACCTGGCCTTGGTGTACCTGGCAGGGGGCCAGGCTTAGGCATTTCATACTGTTCAATAGTACGAAACTTTGTTTTACAATCAAGGCATCTGCAATAACGTTTGGTTACGTTGTTGAAGTGATCAGTGCATGTAACACGTGTGTTCTTGCTGTTGCAATGACGACACTTCATAGGTCATCATTTGTTTCAGTTTGATGTAGCTCTAGACGATCTAATAAATTGATAGTGTTATCAATGCCTGAGATTTTAATCAGATCTATAATTAATTCTGCGCCCATCATTGGCACATCATAATAATTGTGCAATATAATTTCAGCCGCTTCAAATCCATCAAACTTGTTTGTTAACTTAATAAGTACATCAGATGGCATGTTATCTACAAGGTATTCAATAGCTGCTGTTTTAACAATCTCCCATGCATTTGATGGGATGTGTTGAATGATTTGATCTACTAGATCTAAATCAATTGTTTCGTTGTTCATAATAAATACCCCTGGTTTCCCAGGGGTGTAAGTGATGGTAATAGTTTAGGTAGGTTGGATGCTGGTGTCGATGATGTCATCAAGGGCACCAGCATCTTGTAGCTTTTGTAACATGCTTACCATGATGGATGCATGCGTCTGAGTCTGCTCCATGAAATGGCGAGCACGGTCAGCAGACATGACATGGATGTTACCCTCTGGTGAAACGTAACGCCAGCTGCCATCAGGCTGTGGTTCACCCTGGAGCGCAAGCCGCTCTGAGTTGTGAACGTACTTGAATTCAATGTTGTGATAGTCCTGAAGACTATCAGTACCAATCCATGTAGCACCTACGTTGTAACGATTGTCATCGTCTGAGTAAGCGTGAAATTGAGGGATGATGTGTTTGAAGGCTGCAAAGAATGACATGATGTTTGAATTAAGTGTGTTGTTGGTAGCCGACCCCGGATTCGAACCGGGACTGTAGCGATTTTAAGTCGCTTGCCTACTTCCTATTGGGCTAGTCGGCCTCACTTGGGCTTACACTCACATCAACTGATGTGTGTTGCCAAGTGTGGTCATGAGGTAATGGCTCACAACCATAACTCCATGTATCATAGTCCTCTTCGTTGCGAGGATCGTCTTCGATCAGTATGTATTGTGGTGAATTGTCATGGATGTATTCACCTAAGTTTGCTAATGCCATAGTTAGCAGTTGTTCTTCTGTAGGTGTTATGTCTCTGTGTTCATTAGGTTGATCTGTGTGTTTAGCAAATGGTTCCATAAGTAAAGAGACCTGTCCTATAACGAGAATAGAACAGGTCCGTGCTGGCTTCAGCTCTCAGACTTTAGCTGATCCTCGCGGAAATGCAAGGCCTTGCGGAACACCTCGGTGTACGTGTCACGTGTTGTCTCGTTGAGCCTGGAGTTAGCAAAGCCAACGATCTGTTCAACGGACATGACACCATTGTTAACCTTGAGCTGAATGGTAAACGTTGGCTTGCCATCCAGCATACCAAGGACAATGAAGTGTTGCTTCTTGCGTACACCTTCGGCGTAGTTAGTTGCATTACCGACGCAGTTGCGTACGGCTTGACCCCATTGCGCTAGCTGATGGGTATCAAAAGGCTGGAAGAATGACCAGTTGTTATTGTCATGGTTGATCTTAATAGGTTGTGGAAATAGATCTTGAGGTAGTGCGTGGTTGGGATTCTGAATCTTCCATGACTCTGCTTGCACATGGTCATGGAATTCAGTGATGCGCCACCGCTTGGGCGGAGTAATTGTTTTGCCGTTGTCAAAGATACGAGTAAGCATGGAAAATGTGTCATCCAATTCATTGAACCTGAAGTACCAATGATCCATGTCATCATCCCAGTTCCAACGACGGTGGTAATCTTTGGAATTAGTTTTCATCTCTTCTTCTATGCGTTCAGTGTAATGTTTAGAAAGAATCTGAAACACTGATGCAATTGGCATATGCTGACGCAGCCAGTCCTTAGCCATTGGATGATATGGAGGTGAATAAAAACGACGAGTACCAATTAGTACTTCGATATTGTTTTGGTAATAATCAAGTGGAGTGTCAGGCCAGATACTATGAATAGTATTGATCATATCTGCTAGTTGATAAATACGCTTGAGTGGTGCTATTACTTTTCTGCGGAAACGATTAGTTGAATCGTTGTACATCTGCATAACTTCATTGCATTGTGATTGAATCCATTTGCGTAATGCAGGAGTATCAAGAATAGTTCTTGCGTCTTTCATTGAACGCAAATTTATATACATATATCCAGCTGAAGCGGATGCAGTGTTTATATCTATTAATGCAAATAATGTATCTACATTTAGTTGCCAGTTGTCACGGGTCATACGATAATTCTTTTGGCATAATGCAAAATACTCATCTACAACTCTTGGGTCAATGCGTGCAAACAATAAGTTGAATAGATTGTGATCATGCCGTAGACGTTGGAAGAAGCCGCCAGTTGCATCATCCCATGTGGGGATAGATGTTTTCAATACGTCTTCAAATCTACGTATAGCTGGAACCATATGAGCTGCTTTCATCCCATAGCCATTGCATTTAAACCAATGACGGCTATCATTGCCATCCATGATCATTTGCTTGGTAACTAAAACGGTCTTGATCATGTAATAACTACGACCGATTTGTTCTTGAAGAAATGTGTTATCGCTGCGAACATCGTAAGCCAACATCTTTCGTGCTGTTGCAGTATCTTTGTAACACTCTGTGTAACCATATACGTATTCAGATTCTTTGCCTTTGGGCGGCAGCCATGCTGCTACCCATAGTCCTTCCCAGTGGTAGATCACAGCATGTGTGACATACTCCACATTGGGAATAGTACCTACAGGCAAACGGAATTCATGAAACCGTTCTGGTGCAGCGTTAGCATTGATGTTTACAATTGCATCGTCATACAGTGAGTCACGTATGATTTCTGTTGGCACTAACCGTGGTGGTAAACCAAGAGGATACTTAGCTTTCTTAGCTTTAGATGTTTCTGTTTTCTCGGCACGAGCCAGTTTCTTAAGTACTGGATCGTATGCGATTAGTTCTGTTTGAAGGTTAGAGGGGAGAGCAAAATGCATGATTAGTTCTGGGATGAATTGATTTGATTAAGGCGAGCAAACTCACCAAAGTGTAGCAAAGCAACTTCGTTATAAGCTAAAGCTGCTTCTTCTTGTGTTGCGTAAACACCAATGTGTTTGTATTGCTTATTAATACGAATGGTAGAACGCCATCGACCAGTTGCTTTAATCAAACAAACACCTTTATAAATGCTTGTTGTATTCTTGCGACCGTTTCGATTTTGAGAGTTTTGTAGTTTAGTAGCTAAACGCAAAGGCTTGTTGTTATCTTTGTCATTGTGTATGTGGTCAACAAACTTATCTGCAGGATCACAGTTATGTTGTAATGCATACACAATCCGGTGAGCCATGTAGTCTACAGTTTTACCTTGATACTTCCAACGTACACGCCAATAATGATCCTTAATTCGTTGGGTGCCAGCAATTGAGGTTGCTTTGGTCCAAGCACTAGGTGCTTTACGCCAACGCAAACCACTTGGAGAATTTGTATCCAAGTAAAACAATTGCTGAAGATATTCAATTGGTGGAAGTGGGTTAGGTTTCATGCATGGTAAGTTCAGAGTTGAGTTCGTAGTGTAGGTCAGTTTAACGTCATGACCTAGGACGGGTGTGTTACTTCACACCATACTCGTCGTTGTATTCAATGTATTCATCAAATAACATTGATTGACGAGGTGAGATAAACACTGGCAAGCGCTTGGCAAACCCAGTGCAGAGATAAACTCTACCCATGGGACCACGCACTGTTATATACCAGCGTTTGACTTCGATTGAGAAACCAATCATCAGTCGTTACCTAGGTCAATGGGTTCCCAGTCAAGCTGGAGTGAATCAAGATAACGGCAGAAGCCGTCTTCATCAACAGGGATTTGTGTGTCGTCACCCATGTAGAAGCCTGCTCGACAAAGTGCCGGAGCATACTCAGAAGGGTCTGAGTAAGTTGCTTGATAGATGCAACGCATGCCATCAACAACTGCTTCAACTGTGACATAGTCATCATCAATGATGGTTGATTCGATTGCAAGTACAGCCATCAGTCAGTCTCCACGAATGAAACGGATTTGGTGATGTAACACTTGTACTTACTCCACATACGTGCAGTACGGTACTCAGCGTTAAACACTTCTTCATTGGTAACGTGTTGTATCGCACGTTGTGCTGCACAGTTAGCAATGTTGATGCGATCAAAAAGTGTTAGTGATGAGTTAGGTTCCATGAGTTGAGTATAGGGTTGAGTGCTGGGACTTATACAGCAAATGCTGATGCCCAGTTATTAAAACAATTTAACGTTCCTTTTGCTGATACCGGTGCCAGGAAGACTGATAGATCCCCTGACACCAGAGTCACGAGCATTAAGCGTTAGTTGAAACGGACCAAGTTGAAATGACTTGGTATACGATTTAACACCATTTTCTGTAATGTTAAATCCTGCAATAGTTTTGTCGAAGTTAATAGGTGATTTGTCTTTAGTCATCGAGTTGCTCCAGTGCTTTGCGGATGGTGTCACAATCTTCTGTTGCTATCAGCGAAGGGACTGATCGAACTTTTTGCCTTTTAAGAGCGGCTAATGCCAACTCCTTCAAGCTCGGCGACTTGGGGCGGCGGGCGGCACGGAGGTCACTAATCACGTCGAAGCCCAGCTGTCGCAGCAAGCCACAACACGCCTCTAGCTCAGCGTCGGCACCCCAACGGGCGGCCTGGATGGCAATGTACTTTTCACCTTCGCCTATGGATTCACCTGGATTGCCCCGGTATTCCGTAGCCCATTGATGTAGCAGATCAGGCGGTGGGGTGATCGGGTGTTGGTCAGTCATCAGGACAATTGTCTGCTTCGCAGAGTACAAATTGAAGTTGAAAAGATTCACGCTCAGTGTCATTTGCTGGATGATACTGAGCATGTAATCCGCCAGTAGCAATGTACTTATCTTTGATTGCTTTACGCAACAAGATACGTGCATTGGCTTTAAGGCGTGGAATTGTTGGAACAGCAAGACCATTGCCTTCTGTTGTTTGCCAGCGCCAGTCAAGCGCTGTCATTGCACAATGCACGCGTTCAAAGTTGAAGTCATCAATGATTTCTTGAATCATTACTTCATGTAATTCTGATGTCATTTAAGTTCCTCCGGCATCAACATACGTTGATCATCTTCGTCCATGTTTGTCATTACAAACTTTTCTCCATTGGGGGCAACAAAGCCCCCAATGAATTGAACGCCTTGTCGGTCAGCTGATTCCTTCATCTTGGCAACAAGCTGCATTGCTTGCAGTCGTTGCATATCAAGTGAATCAGGAATGCGTAGTTCGTCGGACATTTGATGTGTGTTTTACGGAGTGAATTGAAGTTAGGTCTAAGACCTGATCAGTCTACCAGGCAGAGCAAGTGCCCAGTAGACCTACAGATTCTCTTAATGTTTCGTAGTTAATTACTTGTGCAGTTCTTGGTGCTGTTGCCATGCAGCAGTGTGCATTTCATCAGCAGTGATAGGTGGTTCACCTGGATCATTAGGTGTTGGATCATAATCAATCTCTGCTTCTAGCATTGCGATTGCTTCTTCAATAACATTGTGTGTATGACAAGTTAGATGTTGATCCATCATGTGACGTTTGTCTTCACGGTCAATGATTGTTTGTAGTTGTTGGACTATGAGTTTGAGTTGGTGGTACTCATTCTTAGTCCAATCAATCTCTGGATACTTACGAGGAGTGTTGAGTTGAGTAGTCATGGTTGATGTGTGGAATGAATGGTGTGTTATCTAATAGAGATTAATGTATTTCCTGGTACTCCCTGCGGGGGGTGCAGGGGGGGTAGGCCAGTAGTTATCTGGCAATACCCTGGTGTATTCGTTATTTGCGAATAGCATATGCTACGTACATATTAGAAAAACTTATATGTTGTTAGGGTTCAAGCATGATCCAGCCAGTGTAGTTAACACTGGTGCGCTCTAGTTTAATAACGTTGAGACGCTCTAGTTTTTCCAAGGCTCTGATGTAGTCTTCGAGCCTGGTACTTTGCAGTGATACTTTCGGTACGTAACAAGGTACGTGCGGATGTTTCTTCCTGTGATTCAGGAAGTACATATATAAATTGCGTTGATTGATTGTGAGATTAAGTGGACGATTGTCGACTTGCATGAGCTGTGGCATCAGCAGTAGTACGGACGTTCCTCTGGGTACGCTTTTGCGTACTCGTTGGAGAATGTAACATTCCATGCGTCCCATCCGAGGTTGTCTCGGCGGGATCCGAACTGTTCTTCTGCTTCTGCTTCGAGCTTGATTGCTTCACGGATGGCTTGCTTCTTGGAGAAGACACAGACCGTTTTGACGGGCCATCCTTGCTGATAGTACCAACCACCTTCTTCTGGTCCACCGTACCTGCTATCGCATTCGTGGAGGCAGATGGTGGTTGGTTCTCGTTCTTCCCACTGAGTGTGCAGGTTGTATCTGTCGATCCAACGACGAGCTGCTGCTGTTTTGGCAAATGAATTGTCAGTAGACATTTGATGAAGTCTCCAATGAGTGTGATTGTGATTGATACCAGTGTGATAGTTAATATCACTGGGTCTTCGTCCCAGATTTGTTTAGTGGTAGTCATTGATTACATACCTCTCGTTGTAATGGTCACATGCATTGCGTTCTTCTGGGCCGATTTCTTCGATGCCGTCCCAGTTGAATGCATCTGATTCACGCATTGCTTCCTCTTGCTCATGTGCAATATCTGCCATGGCATCGAGGTAATCAGCATTGCGTTGTTCGTCAATGAAGTTAAGGTCTTTCATCGTGTGAGTTGAGTAATAGTGGTGAGCAGTTTAACGTCATACTCAGGACGTGAGTAGTACCACCCACGTTGTGAGTGGATGCATAACACAAGTGTTATACCGTTACGTGTGACCAGGCGATACCGCGAGCGATGTTGCCAATGGCACAGCCTGTCACACTGTATGCTTCACCGATTGCTTGATATGCTTTCGTCTTACTAGAAAACTTACTGACGATGTCTGGATCAGAGACCATCATCTTGATCTCACGTACTTGAGACTCCGTAAGTTTCGGTGTTAGTCCACCGTAACGAAAGTGTTTAGTACCAAGTGCACCCACAGGCTTAGGCCGTGGTTGATCACTTGTAGTTTCCTGGATCTTGATTCCCATCCTTGCGTTGACCTGCTGCTGCAGGGGAGGAAGCGGAGGGGAATTAAAGATGGCATTCTTGATTGGG